TGAACAGTGTCTAATTGGACAATCAAAAGACAACATATTCAATGTGAAAACACCTCTAGACTGGCCTGATGACAAGAGAAAGCCAGGATTTGGTGACAAAGCATATGAGAAAGTTATCGCTCATGGATGGGAAAGATGGTTGGAAGAAAACGACCTTAAAGAAAGATTTGAATTTAACAGAAATCTCATGGATTTCTCTAGAATACCAGATGAGATAAAGCGTAGAATTCACAGGGATTATGATAACTATAAAAAACCGGATGCTAACAACATTTATGAATTCATTAAGAGACATAACTGGCCGGAATACTTGGAGAATTTTACTAATGTTGAGAATAAACTTTTAACACTTTATTGAGTTTACATGTCATAAGAGATATAGTAAAATCTAGACATTAATTAGAAGAAGCCCGTATCTTTTAACCCTAACAGAATGGAGTATTCAATATGAATGCTTACCAAGGCACCTACAAGGTGACCAATAGAGATTGGAACCAATCTCTACCAGAACTCTTCGATACATTTGAAGAGGCCTTTGACGCCCAACAAGGTTGGGATAAAATGGCAACCATCGAACAAATTGATGGTGATTCTGTAAACGTAGTATGGGAACCATATTACGAAAATTTTGTGTGTAATGTTTATTTCTGATAAATAAAACTACCCACAAAACGTTATGATTAGGGGCTTTCATGCCCCTAATCTTTTAACTTGTTAATACCAAATATGTAAAAAATAGGAGAAAATCTGTGAATAGAGAAAAGTATATAGGAATGATAAACAAGTTTGCAGGTCAGGTATATGACATGTTTGCGGAAGTAGAAGAAATTAATACAAACTTTTCTAGACTTCCTTTAAAAGTTGTATATTTAGAGAATTACAATGGTGGAGAAGAAAATCAAGAACTGTCTTATGCCAAAGATGGCGACTCTGGTTTTGATTTGAGAGCTTCAACAAACGAACAAGGTGGATATCAAGTAGCACCAAAAAGTGTTATTGTCATTCCAACAGGTATTAAGGTAGCTGTTCCACAAGGATTTGAATTACAAGTAAGAACTAGGTCTGGCTCACCAATTAAAAGAGGTTTTGTTGTGGCAAACTCACCGGGAACGGTAAACTATATTCAATAATCCCGTGTGAAGTCAATCGTTCCAATAGAATCTATAAATACTTATAGATAAAATTGGAGGGTTGATATGATAGTAAAATGTTTAATTTGTAATAAAGAAGTAGATGTATTACCTAGTAGAGCCAAGAAGTTCAAGACATGTAGTAAAGAATGTATGGGGTTAATGTTTAGAAGTAAAAACAACACTACATGTGAACAATGCGGTAAGGAGTTTCACTTAAAACCTGTAAGAAAGAAACGAAGCAATAACAATTTCTGTTCAATAGGTTGTCATGCTTCATGGAAAAGTGAAAATCAACGAGGTAGTAATAATCCAAATTTCAGAAACAGACAGTATGATAATGATGGATATAGAGTTATCCATACACCAACATATGGAAGTATGAAGGAACATAAAGTGGTTGTTATGGAGATATTAGGTGATATTCCAGAAGGATTTGTTATACATCATAGAGATTGTAATCCTTTAAATAATGTTCCAGAAAATTTGTCAGTGATGTGTCCTAAAGACCATAGATGGATACATAAACAATTTGGAAATGCAACACTATATGCATACTATTACAACAAGATAGATAAAGTGTCATTGATATCTTGGTCTAACGACAAAGACAGAGCAGAGAGATTGTTAGACGTAAACATTTTAAATCAAAAACTGCCGTTATAAAATTGGGTGAATTCAGGGGAAGTCCAGAAGTGGATAATCCTGAGCCAAGCCCCACGAATTAACGTATAAGTAGTGGGGAAGGTGCAACGCATAGAAGGTGAGGATGTTATACCAATAACCCTTCCAAGAGCGCCCGACAATAGAAATATTGAAGATGTATGCTGGACTACACATATAACTTGATAATGAAAGTGTAGAACTATGGGATAAAAAGCCCGTAGGATAACAAACGAGATAGTGGATATCGTGGTGAAGTCGGAGTATTAGTCCATAACATTTCCGATGAATTAGTTGACATTGAATGTGGTGAACGTATTGCCCAAGGAGTTGTTTGTCCAGTACACCAAGTTGATTTTGTAATCGTTGATGAAACAGATTTGGGTGAAACAGAACGTGGAGAAGGTGCTTATAATTCCACAGGTATTAAATAAAAATGTGAGGTAACAAAATGATTCATGTTGACGGAAACAAACTACAAGAAGTTAAAGACCATTATCAGAAAATGATTGACGATGAAATTCTTATTAAAGAGAAGGATGGAAAAGAGTTGTCAGAAAAAGAAAAGAACAGTATTCACAACAAATATACATTCCAATTAACTGACAGATTGACCCAAATACTTTCTTGGGGGCCGAAAAAAATGTTCAAATACGGTTTTTCAAAGGAAGTAAATGGATGGCGTGAAGGTTACACAAAATCAACTGTCAAGTCACGTACAGAACAAAGACGTAAGAAAAATAAAGCAGCAAGAAAAGCAAGAAGAAAACAAAATAAGTAAAATATATTAGTGGCTTATTCTGTGTACTCAGTTTAAGCCATTTTTATCTTTGGAGGACGTAAAATGTCATTAGATAATCTTAACACAGCAGAATATTCAAAATTTATACATAAAAGTCGTTATGCTCGTTGGGACGAAAAATTAAAAAGACGTGAAGAATGGGACGAAACAGTTGATAGATTAGTTAATTATTGGAAAGATAAGTATCCAGATATAGAAGAGTTAGATGAGATTAGAGAAAGTATATTAAACACACAGGTCATGCCTTCAATGAGAAGTTTGATGACCGCAGGAAGAGCGCTTGACCGTGACCATGTTGCGGGTTATAATTGTTCCTATGTAGCAGTTGATAACCCAAGAGTTTTTGATGAAACCATGTATATTCTTATGTGTGGAACTGGTTTGGGTTTTTCAGTAGAACGTCAATACGTAAATCAACTTCCTGAAATTGCTGAAGAATTCCATAAGACTGATACAACTATCGTTGTTGCTGACTCTAAAATTGGTTGGTCAACATCATATCGTCAGTTGATATCTCTCTTATATCAGGGACTTATACCTAAATGGGACGTATCTAAAATCCGTGAGGCAGGGGCAAGACTAAAGACCTTTGGTGGTCGTGCGTCTGGACCAGAGCCACTAGTGGATTTGTTTAGATTTACTGTATCTGTTTTCACTAAAGCAGCAGGTAGAAAACTTAATTCAGTTGAATGTCATGATATTATGTGTAAAATCGCAGATATCGTGGTTGTTGGTGGTGTAAGACGTTCTGCTCTTATTTCTCTATCCAATCTAACAGATATGAGAATGAGAAATGCAAAACAAGGACAGTGGTGGGTTGGTGAACCACAAAGAAGACTAGCTAATAACTCTGTTTGTTATACGGAAAAACCGGATATGGGCATTTTCATGGAAGAATGGAAATCCCTATATGAATCAAAGTGCGGTGAACGTGGTATATTCAACAGAGAAGCAGCTATTCTCCAACAGCCAGAAAGACGTAAAGAGTTGGGTTATACCGAGTACGGTTGTAATCCTTGTAGTGAAATAGTTCTGAGGAACAAGTCTTTTTGTAATCTAACAGAGGTTGTTGTTAGAAACGGTGATACATTAGAAGACCTAAAGAGAAAAGTAAGACAAGCCACAATTTTAGGTACTTTACAGTCCACGCTTACAAAATTTCGTTATCTTTCTTCTATTTGGAGAAAGAACTGTGAAGAGGAAAGACTCTTAGGTGTTTCTCTAACAGGAATAATGGACCACATTGTTCTGAATGGTCTTGATGGCGAAGAAAAACTGAAAACTTGGCTGAATGAAATGCGTGAAACAGCCATTGAAACAAATAGAATATGGGCAGAGAAGTTAGGTATCAATCCTGCAGCAGCAATTACTTGTGTAAAACCATCAGGTACGGTTTCACAGTTGGTTGATTCTGCATCAGGGATTCATCCACGTTACAGCCCTTATTACATTAGAACAGTAAGGGCAGACAAGAAAGACCCTATCGCTAAAATGATGGTAGATAAAGGGTTTCCAGTAGAAGACGATATCATGAAATCAGATATCGGTTATGTATTCTCGTTTCCAGTAAAATCACCGGATGATTCTATCTTCACCGATGACAGAAGTGCCATAGAACAACTGGAACTATGGAAAATTTATCAAGAAAATTATTGTGAACACAAACCTTCAATTACTGTATATGTAAAAGAACATGAGTGGTTAGAAGTAGGAGCATGGGTATATAAACATTTTGATATAATTAGTGGTGTTTCATTCTTACCTAAAGAGAATCACACATATGCTCAGGCCCCATATCAAGAGTGTACCAAAGAGGAATATTTGAAAATGCTTGATAAAATGCCTAAAAATATTGATTGGACTGATTTGGCCGAATATGAGAAATTTGATATGACCGAAGGAACGAAAGAATTTGCATGTACTGCAAATGCTTGTGAACTCACATAAAAAATATTGCCATTTTTAATAAAAAATGGTAAGTTCGTTCAAATAATCTAACAAGGAGATATAAATATGGAAAAACGTATTCAAGCAAAAACTGGTTCTGAAATTGCAAGAGAGTTGGGTATTTCAAGACAAGCGGTATCACAATCATTAAAAAGAGCAGTGACAAAAGTTTATAGTGGTTTACTTGAAAAAGGTATCACAGAAAGACCAACAGAAACGGTTCTTGTTATGCAGAGTTGGTTTGGGATTGAAGACGAAGACGATATTAAACAATTCTATGATATGTTTCCGAAAAATATAAGGGATGAGATAAAGTTAGATGCCAAAACATATTCAATATCAGAATACTAATATCCTAGTTACATCTTTGTGCAGAAATTGTGCATATTGTGTTACTATACAGAGTAATAGAGAATGTGAATGGGATATATTTGAACCTGTAAAATTAGAAAAATCAATGTTATACACTCCTATAAAATTTGATTGTGTATATTTTATGGAGAAGTAAAGTGAAGATATACAAGTTTAAAAATAAAATAAAGAACAAACAGATTTGGCCACGTTATTTCGTGGCCTTTTCTTTATCAGAAGCCAAACAACTCGCAGAGGATTTCCAATCAAGGATGAACGAAGCAAATGGTTGGAAAAAAGACTTGTTGTTTAACCTAGACTTTGAACATATTTCTGTTATTGAAACAGAAGACAGGTCATTTGCCAAAAGTGGTTACATAGAAATATAAGAATTTTACTATATCTATTAGGTTTACGTCTGATTTTGCTTGTGATATTCTATTCCTATGGCAGTTGAACAATACAAAGTCGAAGAGTTTTTATACTCAAATTGTGAGAAAACTAAACGTAACGGTAACATGGGATATGTTATACGTTGTCCTATTTGCGGTGATTCGAAAAAAAATCCTAACTTAAGACGTTGCCACGTAGATTATTATCACAAATACGATGAGTGGGTATATACTTGTTATAATGGCGGGTGTCCAGAACCATCAGGCAATATACAGTCACTATATGCCCATGTTATGGGTGTCACTTGGAAAGAAGCAGACAACGAATTATCAGATAAGAAGTATGACCCTGATAAGATTAAAAAGAGATTAGAAAAACCTGTAGTTTTTGTTGACGAGAAAGACGAAAACACGCACGTTCTTGACCTTGATTTGGATGATTGTATATCACTACAAAGCAAAGTGGAATCCAGAATAGAGAAAAGGTATCATAAAAAGTTACAAGAATTCTACATAGATAGACGTATTCCATTGAGAAGAAATGTGATGGTGGCACACTCTGGAAAATATAAAAATAGGTTCAAATAAAACACTTTAACATGTCTTTTTATATTAAGCATTATTTTGCAATCACCAGCAGTTTCAACTTGATAAC